GTGGTGTCATAACTCCGGTAATTGGATCATATCCGCTCATTAAATTAAAATCACCTACCGAAAATATATAAATTGCTTGCTCGATAGTTGCGCGATAAATCGCATCAAGTTGTGGCTCGCTTAAACCTCTTGCTTTCCAAATTGCATAATTAGGGTTTCTTGCCATGATTTCTTCTTCAACGAGCATTTCGCATCTATTAACGAATGATGCAACCTTATTCGTATCAAAGTCATTATCGGGCAAACGTCGCTCTAAATCCATGCCCGTTATAAATTTAAAATCTTTAGCAAATTGTTCTATTTTTGATTCGGTCATATATAACCTCCATTTAGTAAAAAAATAAGGGGAGGAAGTATTTATCCTCCCCACGAATAAAAAGGGTTTTTAAGTTAATTGATTGATGCTAGGAAGCGCGTTCCCAAACTGCGTAAAGTGTGATATCAGTTTGACCGATTTGGACGATTGCGCCGTCTTCATACACGACAGCTGGATTTGGGTGGGATGTTGCGTTATAAGCTGTTGTATCCCAGCCTTTGAATGTGTATCCGGTAACTTTCAGTGTGTTAAGAGGCAATTTAACGAATGAACCTTCGTTTAGGTTCGTTAGAGTTGCCATTGTGCCAGAGGCTGTTTGATCATTGTCGTCGAATGCGATAGAGTGTGTTGCAACTGTGCATACATAGATCGCTTTAACTAGTTCATCATAAACGAAACAGTCGTGATAGATACCAATATCGGCTTCGGCTTTTCTGCCACCATGCCCTGGAATTTGGTCGAAATAAACAGTTTCTTTGTATTTTTCGAAAGCTGCTACTGCATTTTTATGAAGTAAAATGAAGTTTACTCCTGTACCTAGCAATTTTTGAGGTGCGACAACGATTTTTGCGGTCTTAAACATACGAACGCTTGCGTCCATGATACCGTTCCAATTGCCGATAGAGATATAACCTTGGCCAATTGCTGCTTGAGTTAGAAGCGCATCACTCGTTGGGTTAACATAGAGAATCATACCAAAATCAGTATTGATATTGGCATCCTCCATAATTGCGAATGCTTTTAAAACTTCTTTTAAAACGGTGTCAGAATATAGAGTGACTTTACGTTTGAAGATACCAGTTTTGCTGGTGATGGCGCCGAAACGATATGCATCGACAGCCGGTGCTTGGACTTCTAGGATATACTTATTAACATAAGTGACGAGACCATTTGCCATTGCTTCTTCATCTTCGAATTTGTCAATGACGAGTGCGTTGCCTTTATCTTGAGTTAAGATTAAATCTTTCCATGTTGCCACGATGCCTGTTACAGCATAGCCGGTTGATTGGTTATAATCATCGAGGCTATAATCGTCGAATTCAATGTGTTGGTATTTGACCGTATTTGTGCCGGTAAAGACTGATGGAACAACTAAATCAGAAGTTACGGTTCCAAGTCTTAAAGTTGCTTGCAATTCCTTTGGCGATGTAATATATTTAATCGCCTTAGCTAGTGATTGAGACATGTTTTTTTACTCCTTTTTTAAATTTTTTAGGTTTTTAGAGAGTTTAGCGAAGTTTGCGGAAGTCTGCGAATTCATCGGTATTGGTTTGCTTGTTGCCTTTTGGATCGCGACCAGCTTCATCGTTTGCGGTTGAGAAATTAAATAAATAAGCGTCAGATTTTTTAAGAGTTTCTATTTGATCGTCAAGCCCATTGAGTTTCCCGTCTTTATACTCGATTTTCGTCGCATCTAGGATTGCACGAACTGCTTTTGTGTTTTTGGCGCCGCTTTTCATCAAAGCTGTTTCGATTGCATAATCTCTTTCGCGCTCGAGTAATTGTTTTGCGTGTTCTTCACGGACCTTTTGATTCGCTTCTTCAAGTTCTTTGATCTTTGCTGTTAATTCCTCGTTACCTGTTGCTGTTTTTTTGAGTTCCGCAAGCTGTGTATCTCTCGCTTTAATTTGATCGGTTAAGTCTTTAACGGTTTTGCGCTCTTCGTCGAACTTCGCTTTTGGAATGAACTTTTCCTCAGCTATGTCAACTGTAAAGTCAGTCGTCTTTTCGTTAATTTGCTTAACCAAATCATCACCTAGCTTTTCAACTAGGGTTTTATAGGTTTTTTCAGATAAGATGTTTTTTAAGAAATCCATTTGTTTTCCTCCTATTGCTTTTTTCTGTTGGTTAGCGCCAACTAGGATTTTTGATTTAAATTTTTGCCTGCTATGGTTTCGGCTTACCAGGTATAATAAAAGCACCCCTCTTCGGAATGCTGTTATTAACGATTAAATTGGTTGTTTCTTCTTTCTCATTAACTATGTTCTTCTTTTGGTTTGTCTGGCAAGTCTTTAATTACCTTGATTAAATACTTTAAATCTTGCGGAAGCCCTCGCCACACACAAACTCTACCATCGTTGCAAACTGTAATTTTATTAAATTTAAAGCCATCAAACTCAATGTTTGCTTTAGACCAAAGTTTACCCTCTAGAAAACCAAGTTGTCTTAAGGTGATTTTATTTTCTTCCGTTAAGGGATGAATAGTAAATGTTTTTTCTACTGCATCATCTTCTAAATACTTCCATAAAAAGTAAGGCCATATAATCATTAATATCGGTATTAAAACAATCCACATCAACCCTAACCAAATGAATGATCCAAAGTATTTTGAAAATATCGAGCAACCTAATGATTTACGCAATAAAATCAATCCAAAAAAGTAAATAAAGGCTAAATAGCCAATTAAAATCCATAAATAAGTATTCATAAATTCCTTTCTTTCTATTTTTTAATTTTCATGATAAGGCGATATTTGGAAACTTCATCCTCACTAATTCTTGTCCGCCATCTATAAAATGGCCGCCCATTTCTCATTGAGAACGCTTCATAATTTTTGTTTAAATATTGCCACTTCTTACGTAATCCACTCGCTTCTTTAGTAAATCCTGCTTGCCTTAGCAATCTTTCTTCGGCTTTCATATTGCGGATGGTGTTTTCGTAATGTCTTTGCCTTTGGTCGATTGCATATTCACGCTTAATTTCTTCTTCGGTATAATCAGTCGGCGGATGGCTTCCAGGTCGATACTCGATTAAGCGATGCCTGCAGTTATAGCCATTGATGATGGAATTGCCACCGTTAAGCTTTAAGACGTCCGCAAGCGGTGTGTATCTGATGCCGTTAATAGTTCCGCTTGTTCCGTCGAGGGAATATAGTTTGCCTTGATGCGGAGCGCATCTTGGGGAACAGTTCGGATGACTTGAGGTCCATACCAGCTTAACGCCATTATCAACTAAGTTCTTGACGTCTTTAAGATTAGCATCATAACGAATAGCCATCTCGACACGATTTCTTAAAGACACTTTGACAGGTTTTCCTTCTTTTGTAAGCCTAGTGCTAATTGGTGGGTCAGCAGCAAGCGCCTTAATGCCTAGCTTTACGCTTTTTTCATAATCCTCAATTACCGCAATTCCTTTTGAATTAAAATCCATATAAGGTCTAAAACTATCGATGATTTGCTTTGGCGAGTTGTTAAAGATTGCGTTTAAGTCGAGAGCATATAGCGTGTTTGCTGGCAAAGTCTTTCGAACTTCGTTTCGTAAATTATGGTTTACAATTTTGATGGTTTGCGAGATTTCATAAAACCATTTTCTAGCGCTAGTTACAAAGGCTTTGCGCACTTCTTCGCGCATTGCTTTGTCGCTAATTTTAGCACACGCTTCAGCAATCACCCTATTAAGCTGCTTTGTTAGTTCCTCTTGCGATGCGCCTTGTAAAATTGCTTGCGTGATTAGTTCTTTGATTTTGGTTGTTGCGCTCTGAAGTGTCACAATCATTGGTCCAGATACTGATGCATCAGGACTTAAAATTTGTCTTGGTGGATTATTGTTCGTTGCCACCGCCAGCACCTTCTACTTTTTTGTCGATGTTTTCATCTGGGTTGACTTGTTGACTTTCTTCGTTTTCGATTTCGCTAATGCCGGTTAATTCAGGAAGATTATTAGGATTATCGAAGCTCATGCCTCGCTCAAATCGAATGAGGTTAACTTCATCCATGATTTGTGTTTCCGACCAATCTGGGTGGATTTCTTTAACGCCATTGTAGATTGAAGAAAGACTTGCGCTTCTTGCCGCAGCCCATGTATCGATTTTGTCTTTTTGATTAGGGATTAGATATGGATTAAACGAAACAATTACATTGGTATTCGCAAAATTTAAGTCAACTTTAGCAAATCCGTCTTGTTTTGCTGTCGTATTCTTTTGCATCCAAGAATTCATTTCCAATACTTTCATCCAGATTTTTTCTAAGGTAGCTTTCCAAATGCGGTGTTTCTTTTCACGCATTTCAAGTGTTGTTTTGTTCCGTTCTTGTTGCGATTCGGCGGAAGCATTAATGCTTTCTAATCCTGTGATGCCAAGTGCAAACGGACTGACTTCGGCTTTATTAATAGCCATTGATAATGCAGTGCGCCATTTAATTAAGTGTTGCTCTGTCTTGTCCGCAATTTCAGTAATGTTTATTTCGTTTTTTGTGTTTTGGTCTTGGTCGCCTTCGGTTTGCACGTAGTTATCGATGAATTCATCCGGAAGCATGGAAACCTGATAATACGAACCATCTTTGTTTTGGTAGGTAACTTTTGGCACCATGTTTGATGGAATATACCGAATTGTCTTGTTTGAACGCAATTCTCTGATTAATTCTGAGTATGCTTCATCGAGCGCATCAAACGAATCAAGTGCGCCCTCATAATCACTTGCACCATAGTCCGAGTCAATAAATTCGTGGCTTGGTGTCTTGTTCGGCAAATCAAAAGCGATCATTCCCCTTAAGCCTTTATAAATAAACTCTGGCAAATCATTTTCGGTATCTGGAATTTCGGCAAGGTCGACTTCTTCCTCTTTGCCATCTGGTTTTAGTTTGTATAACCTATTATAGATTACTGCATCCCCAAAATAAGGGCTGTTTTCATCTTGTACGGTGGTGTAAATCTCATCTAAGCGATATTCGTTTTTATTGTGTTGATACCAATACTTAAATACAATCGCTTTCGTGATGCCGCGTTCTTTAATCGCTTCGGCTTTGGTAGCATCAACAGATTCTAAAATCGGATAATCTAACAATTTGACTTTGTGTGATAGTTTGAAATATACATGACCACTCCAAGATGCATTCTGTGTCGCGTTCTCAATCTTTTCATATAAGTCAACGATGCCGACTAAATTGTCGCTTAATTCTTGTGCTTGCGCGGTTAGTTTATCATCAGGTTTTCCTGCATCGTCAAATACTTCGATTTTAATATTGATGCCGCTACCAAAAAGAATGGTCGCCATTTTAGTTGAGATTAAACCAGGTATGCCCGAATGGATCATGCGATAATTGTTAGGTGCTTTGCGCCAAAAATAATTCAAATTGCCATCAGCTTTTTTGTTGTTATATAAGTCTCTCAATAATTTTGATGATCCGGTGAACCACACGCGATATTCTTCGAGCCGCTTAGTATAATTTTCCTCTGTTTCTGTGTCGATGATACCTAGCGCATATCGAGGATTGAATTTAATTTTGTTTTTTCGTCTATCTTCAAGCATTTGCAAATCACCCTCCAATCGTTTTAATCTGCGGTTTGTTAACCAACTTTTAATTCCCATATATCAACTCACCTCATTTCGTTGCTTTCATGAGTTTTATCATGTGTCTTGTGTCTGCGTATTCGTTTCCATCCATTAGGTCATTTAGCCATTCGTTATTGTCCTCGCGTTCTTGTCCTTCCTTGCCTTCAGTCCATTTGGCGATTTTGTATGCTGAATAAACCCTCATTGCGCCTTGTTTTTGAGAATTAAAAAATGCCCGCTTGGTTGCGAACAAAACTATTTCCATATCGATTCTTTCTTTGATCGTAGCTTTATAGGACTCAATGACCGGCGGAAGACCTAACCGCTTAAAGTCACCTTGAATATCTCGGATAAAATTTGCTTCAGCACTATCAATGGCGATATACTCAATCGGTAAGTGCGCGTAGCTTTGGCAAAATGCAATGAGCTTTTCTTTCTTTTCTTTGTAGCCCAAGCCTTGAAACTCCATTGCATCGACAACGATGCTTTCTGTAAAATTATGCCGGTAGCCTTTTAACACAAATGTGTTCTTGGCTCGCTTAGAACCAATATCGACTCCAATTCCGTAGCGATGCCATTCTTTTTGGTCGAACGGTTTAAGCAATTCTTCGCTCATATAATCAAGATAAATAAGCTTACCGGGTGCGCCGCGTTCGCCGAGGATTTTAATCGTGTAGTAATAACTGCCAATTGGATATATACGCGATGCTGCTTCAATCTTCTCTGGTGTCATGATTGGATTATGCTTCATTGTGAAATGCATATAAAACCAACCGGTTTCTTTAGCCACTTTGTCCATATCAGCTCTGATTGATGCAGGCGCTTCACCGATGATTTTACAACGATTGATATATTCATAAATCCAGTGCGTAGGCACATCGCCATTTAAAGTCCAAAGCATTAAAGGCTTTTCGGCACTGACTTGTCTTGCAAAACATTCATCGATAAATTGCTTATCAGCCGTGTTTGCTTCATCGACCATAATGACGCCGAATGTTTTACCTAATATTTTTTTCCATTTGCTGGCATTCGTTGTTCCAGCCAAAAGGATTTTCTTTTCTTTTGGACGATTTGGCACATCACATTTGCATGAAACGTAGTATCCACCAATTTCGTCTTTAGTGATTTTTAGATATTCCGGATATAACTCTAGTAGTCCGTCCGGTCCGGTTAAAATATTATCGTTAATTGCATCCAGGTCTTGGGCGGCAAGCAAATGCAGTGTTTCCGTGCTGTCTTGTACAGTTTCAAAAAAAGCATTTTTAATATCGACCGTTTTGCCTGAACGTATTGTACCCTCGCCCACCAATAATCG